GCCATCTTTATCACCAACATCAAGTTCGAGCACATCAAGTCAAAGAAACTGCGTGATCACCTGGATGCATTGGAAAGCCGTTGCCACTACATCGATCTTCAAATGGACACCACACGTGAGAAGCTACTGCGTATCCGTCAGATTGTCAAAGGTGGTATGCTGGACGATCGTGACAATCTGTCAGACGTGGCCAAGGACGAGATCGTTGACTTTATCACCTCCAATGCAGATCGCCTGCGTGAGCTGAGCCTGCGTATGGTACTGAAGATTGCAGACCTGCGTGGAGGCTTTCCTACCAACTGGCAGGCCATGGCTCGTACCACCTGTATGCGGAGGGCATGATGGGTGCGGCTAGGGCCCTATGCTATGCTCTTGCGGCCCTAGTCTGCAGTAGCCTCAACAGCGAAATGGATTGGGCTTGGCAGGGCCCCGTACTGATCGCCCTGATGTGGGCTGTGGAGACACTGACCAAGGTGCGTGAAGAAGAAGAGTGGTCGGCTACCGTAGACTATCTGCATCAACAGATGGAACGACTACGCAAGGGCTTGCCCCCAGAGACCAAAGAAGAAAGCTAATTAGTCTGCTGTGGTGCCGGTGTTGCACACGTGCCACAGTTCGGCACTTCAGTTGACGCAGACCACAGTCCCGTGTATTATACACACATGGACACAGCCTACACTACCCCAGTAGCCGCTCGCAAGAAGCGTAGCGATCGTAACCATATCATCTACGAGCTGATCGTAAATGGACTCAACTACATTGGAGTTACTGCTAAGACAGAGTCAACAGTGCTCAAGTCCGTTAAGAGTCGTGCTGCCAAGCATTGGTACCGTGCCCAAAAAGAGCAGAAGGATTGGACACTTTGTCAAGCACTGCGCCAGCTCAATGACAAGAGTGAGATTGAGATTCGTGTGCATGAGATCGTGCGTGGCAAAGCCGCTGCCCACCGGCGTGAAGTAGAGATCCGTCGCTTGCTCAAGCCCGCACTCAACACCGATGTGAGAGGCGACTGAGGGGCCGGTGGCGGCATCAGGGGGTGGGGGGTAGTAAATCTAAAACTGTTGCACACACGCAACAAACCGCTTGCAAAAAAGTTGGTGTTAGACTAGATCACCAGCACCAGAGATCTCCATACCTTAAAAATTTTGCGCGGCAATTTTTTTGGGCTACACTATAGGGGCCCCTCTCAGTCTAGCGCAGATAAATACCCGCATAATGCCAGCTGTACATCTCTATGGTGATGTCATCAATGTCACCTTTATACACATTCCAAGAACCGGCGGAACCAGTATAGGAAACTGGATGCTGTCGCAGATCGATCATGCGGTCACCAAGACCTGGATCGATTACACACATCCCTCACTGCAACAGATACAGCAGCAGTGTGGCACCACTGCCAGTTCTTTTGCGGTAGTTAGAAATCCCTGGGACAGAATTGTCAGTCAATATCACTACTGTCTAACTCCGCCTGACACTCGTCCTGGAATGGCTGAAGCCAGTCCTCAAATGGTGCGACACTACATCGATCTGCTCAACAACTATTCAGACCAGTTTCCCAGTTTTACAGAATGGGTATTGAAATTAGATCAGTTTGTCATGCCTCCAGGTTGGTGGTGGAATTTGACCACTCCTCTGTCTCATTGGATTGATTCAAGTACTCATGTGCTGCGTTTTGAAAATCTTGCAGAGGACTTTGGACAGATACAGCAGTTTTTCCGCAGTGATCAACCACTGCCTTTTCTAAACAGTGTTCAGCACGATCACTATGCCCATTACTACACAGATCAAACTCGTCAAATAGTACATAAATGGTTTCGAGTTGACATTGACAGATGGAACTATCAATTTCTATAGATCCTCTTAACTCTGTGGTCTATTTCTCAACACTATGTCCATGTTATTCTCACTGTTGTTTTATTTACTACTCTAAAATAGCCAGTGCCAGAATTGCAGCCAGCAGTCCCACAGCCACATGCAGCCTTTGTACAGTAACCACAGCATGCCACCTACTATGATAAACCCGGCAAACTCAGCTTCAGTTTGCTGTTGTTGTGGTGTGGGCGGTTGATACTGTGGTATATGAGGCTGTTGTTGTGGTGGTCTAGCTATACTGCCGGTCCAGCCATCCAACTGTGTGGTACAGTGGGGACAGCGAGTAGCGTAGATATGTACCTGTTGTCTACAGGCCGAACAAAAGATTGTACTCATTCTATTATAGTCATTTCCTTGTCATTACCAGTGTATGCTGTTGTGTCATCTATAGTATTTCCAGCCATCGTAGTCTCCAGCTCGCCTGCCTTTTTCTCTATGGCATATACTGCACAACTCCTGCAGATTGCAAGGATCGTTGTCTGTTGAATTACCGTTCTTGTGATCCACTTCAGTGCTTATCCTAAAGCCTGCGGCCTTGGCCAGACTCCAATTGATCACGCAAGGAAATCCCAAAAGACCATCAATATTACTGCATATTCCAGTCTTGTATGGTGTTACTCCGTACCGGTGTTCCCACTTGCCCCAACTGGCCGCTTGGCGATGACTGCAGTGAATTCTCCATCGTTTATTGTCATTTTTATCTGTAGAAGAAAATGTTACAGGTTTACCACATCCATAATTAATACAAATTGGTCTTTTCATGTTTCTGCGCCCATTGGTTTCTGTGTAAGTGTGTCTAAGTTGTAGAACTGTCTACTACAGTCTTATAAAATTATAAGATCAGTTTTAGGAGATGTCAATAAAAAAATCGCTAAAAACCGCTTTTCTGCTTCGCAGCCCTTTGGGCTCGGGCCTCTTGACAGCGGGGTACTGTCGCTGTATACTGATCACTATTATGAATCAACAGACAAACTCAGTAGTAGACTTTTTCATCAGCAATGGCTGCAGGCATATGACCAATATACCTGGCAATCAAGTGTTTTTAACAGATGTCAGTGCCAGCACCTTGGTGTGGCATGAAGGACCAGTGGTCATTGAACTCTATCTCATGTATCCCAATTTGACCACTGGACTACACAGTCATCCCTTTGATAATCAGGTCATATATCTACATGGACAGATGTATGGACATCGGAAAGATCCAGACACCGGGGCTGTCATAGAGGGAGAACTGTTTGAAAAATTGGGTGGGCCACCCCGGCTGGGACCTCTGCTGCCCGCCGGAACACCGCATGGGTTTAGAGCCGGGCCTCGGGGAGCCGTGGTCTACAACGTGCAGATCTGGCCTGAATCTGTCCGTGATCCGCTCAGCGCCGCACTGAATATTCATGGTAATTTTTCTCTAGGACCTATACATACCGAATTCCTGAGAAGTTTGGGGCGTGTCGTAGACGAATAAATAAAGAATTGTTGTAAACACCGAGAGGAAAGAAGCAAGTCCAAAGACGGGCAAGACGAGGGTTCGACTCCCTCCCGGTCCACCAAAAGCATACTCAAGTGACGCTGGGGAAGAGTAATAGTCAGCGGTTGATAAATCTTCCAAGTATGCTTTTGATGGGCCGGCCATGGTATCGATTGACGGATCAGTAGACGAGTGGACAACAGGGCAGGCGATCTCCCTAAAAGAAGCAAAACTAGTAAATGCAACAGCATCTACACTTGAGTTCTTGAACAACAGTTCTATCGTTGTAGCCAACGATGAGCAGTTTGCTCTAGCTGCCTGAACAGCGGCGACTCCGAGGTAGGAAAGACCTCGTCACCGAACCCAACCAGGACCCGCTGTAATGGCGGGTTTCTTTTGGGCAAATGCATGTCAACGAGATCATTAACTCGTGCGTTAATAGTATATGTATAGAGCAGTTTCTGTACATAATATAAACTTAAAGGAAGTTCTAAAATGAAAACAATCGCAACTCTAATCGCTGGTCTATTTGCTGTTACCGCTTTCGCCGCTGAGCCAGCCAAGGCACCGGCCGCTCCTGCTGCTGCACCCAAGGTTGACGCCAAGCCTGCAAAAAGTGAAGACAAGGCTCCTGCCAAAGCCGACGCAAAGGCTGCTACGCCTGCTGCCACCACAGCACCGGCCGCTAAGTAATCTCTGTTGGGATGATGACGACGATGGCACCACTGTTGAGGACCTGGACCTACACACGGGCTATCGTCGTCCAGACGTTGTTGTGGGCTCTGCTGCTGATGATCTTCCTGATCTTGTGCGTGACCGCCTGCGTCGAGCCAGACTAGCAGCAGTTATACTGTATATGGCTAAATGGACCGTTTAATCGCGGTCCATTTTGTTTTTGCGGCTAAGTAATGGTCTATACTACGGGGATTTTTTTTATGACACCAACACTGTATCTTGACATGGATGGCGTGGTCGCAGATTTTGATGCCGCGGCCGCACAACATTTAGGACGCGATCTATCCGGCTACACACAAGATGGAATTTTTACTTTTGTAGGCGATGAATGGCCGAAGATTCAGGCCATAGAACGGTTTTATCGTGACTTGCCACCTATGAAGGGCTGCTGGCAGTTGGTTGACACAGCACGACAGTACAGAGATCGATTGGGCTGGCAGTTGTTATTTTTAACAGCTATTCCTAGACTGAACGACATGCCTTGGGCACAGTACGACAAGATCTTGTGGGTCAATCAACACTTTCCTGACATTGCCGTACACTTTGGTCCCTATAGTCATGACAAACAACATCACTGTCGTCCAGGAGATATCTTAGTTGACGATCGTCTGACCAACTGCATTGAGTGGCGTGCCGTAGGCGGCAGGGCGTTTCATGTGGTCAATCGTGATGTGGTGGCCTCGGCCCAGGAACTAGAACAGAATTTTCAACAGCTGGTAGAATCAGCTGTTGAACTACAGACTCAACTGACTATCTTCTAGATCTGTAATCTGCTGTCGCAGCTGATCTACCAGTCCAGAATTACGTAGACTTTTGAACACCAGGTTGGCCACTCCGTATTCACCGCTACGAGCCAGGCCCTTGCGACGATAATCCTTTAACACTGACATGACTTTGCGAGCCTGGTCAATGCTATTAATAGTGGCAGTGGCCTGTATGATCTGTTGCCAACGAGCCGCATATTGCGCCACACGATCAAGATCTAATGGACCTTGAGGTTCTGTGCTGGGGCGTATCCATTGATCTCGAATCAGGCTATAGGCACCGCCTACCGCAGGTTCTGCACTATCTTCTACGTACAGCTCTACCGGGATACCTCGTATCTCAATCTTGTGCTGCTGCTTGTACAGCAGCCGCTTGGTGTCAAACAGTTCGGCCAGCTCTTGATCGCAATCAATGCTGGTGTAGTCAGTGATCAGGTGCAGATCTAGGTCACTGTGCTTGGTCCAATATCGGCCAGTCTGTCCTCCGGTGATCTGCAGGTCCAATACTTCAAAATCTAGATCTACAAATCGTTTGAAATGATTGGCAATTTTAATCAAATGAGATCTGACCATGGGATCTAACTGCTTTTGATCAGACCACAACAGACTGTTAAGTTCGGGGTGGGCTTCTATGCCCGGGCTAAGGAATTCTCGAATCAGCATAATTGGTATTTATTTGTGTAAATATCATTATGGAAGACATAGAAAATTATCAGGGTCATTTACTGGCCGCACATCCCAAAAGAGCCAAGGGATTCCTCAGTCATGGAGTTGTATTGGTCATAGATCAAGATCACACCGGCAGCCTGGGTCTGCAGATCAACAAACAGCTGAACAATGGCAGCACACTGGCTTCGGTCATGAGCAACATAGATTTGACCTTGGACACAGATCAACCTCTGTACATGGGAGGGGCCGAAAACACCAATCGTATCATGATGCTGCACAGCATGGACTGGACATCTCCTACCACCACTGCTATCAATGGCTGCCTAGGGCTCAGTAATGATGTCAGCGTGTTGGCTGCTATATCAGCAGGAGAAGGTCCACAGTATTATCGTGCCATTGCAGGATTCCTAAAATGGCCGCCTGGGCATCTAGAAGGTGAAATATCAGGAGATGCTCCTTGGCATGATTTATCCACCAGCTGGAGCACCGTGCCTGCAGATCTCGATCTGGTATTTGGCCTGGATGGCGAAGAACAGTGGCACCATGTGATCGAGTCACATGCACGACTGCAGATCGCCACCTGGTTCTAATCCCGTTCTGCGTTGAGGCTAGCCAACATATTTCTAATGTCGGCACCTGACTTGGCTTGAGGTTTGGCTCGGGGTACTGGTGAACCCACAGTGGGATCTGGTTCTGCAGTAGTTATACTGGTGCGTTTAAGTCCCTGATAGACACTGCTGCTAGACGGACCGGGGCTAGCAGCAGCAGTTTCACCGTCCTCTCCCAGATCTAGAATACGCAGTGTTTCTACATTAAATTCCAAATCAACCTTTTGACCTACTCCGCTTGAACTACGAGTTTTCATAAACTGAATTTGATAGCGTCCACGCTCCTTCATAGCACGACTAGTAAAAATACCTATTACATTATCTGCCGTCATGATCTTGCTGAGTCCGCCACTGATATGGCTATGATCAAATTCAATTTCTTCAACTGCACTACGATTCAATTGACTGGCCGTTACGGTGATACACTGTGTTTCCATTGCCAAGTTACGGATCTCTTCTGACACATATTTGTCTTTAACAAACAAATCACTGGGCGATACCTTCACGCTTAAAGGCATCATCAAATCGAGGTAATCTATTAACAAAACGTCTGGTTTTTGACCTTTTTTGACCTGATATTCCTTCAAATAGGCACGAATATCGTTGCAATTTTTTCCACTGGGCATATACTTGATCTGTACGCTTCCGGCTCGTTTTCCAGCCATTTTAACTTTGAGTTCTACTTCGTCAATGCTGCGAAAAATCTCACGAGTGCTAATGCCAGTAACCATACTGTCCAGCCTCATAGCTACTAGTGCTTCACTGAGTTCAAAGGTCAAGTATATAACATTGAGTCCTGCTGTAGCCCAGTTGACTCCCAAATTGGCCAAGAACAAACTCTTACCACCGCCCGATGCCGCACAGAAAATATTGAGCTCTCCGCGATTAAATCCACCATAGAGTTTTTTGTCTACAGTGGGCCAGCCAGTTGAAATTTGCCCGTTGCTGTCTTTTAACATGCTGAGCCTGGCTCTAGGATCAGCAAAGTAATCAGTGCCCATATCTTTGTTCAAGCTGATCTGTATGGCGTCTTTAATTAGCTTTTCTACAGGACCATAATCGCCACTTTCTAACAAGTCGGCCGATTTGAGAATAGCCCTTTCAAGTCCTTTGTGTCTGCTGAATCGTTCAAATTCATCCAATAGCCAATCATAATGTTCTTTGGACAAAACTTCAGATTTTAGATCGCAGCCTAGTGCTGCATTGATAATGGCCGCGTCTGGCATGACCTTGTACTTGTCCACATATTCATGAATAAATTTAGCCTGCTCCTGCAGCCTTCTATCAAAATTTTCTGGGTCGAATATATTTTGGCATCGAGCAAATGATTCTGCATCGGACAGAAACATTTCTAGATAAAGTTTTTGCACTTCTAGAGTATAGTCGGGTTTAATCATCAAGTCTCTCTAATTGTCGTTTCATCAGTTGTATTTTTATCTTATTTGTTTCTCGGTAGTGCAGAATTGTGGTTAGTGTATACAGTCTACCATATTTCTTGACCGCATCTGCTACATCTTTAACATCATCGCCCCACGGTGGCAAGCTCATAGACCATTCATGTGTCAGTGCGGCCGTCAGCAGTTTAGCCCCTGCTCGATCACGATCGGGCACTATAATGACCTGTCGATTAAGTGCAGAAATCCTAGCCGCTTGTGTGGAATTGACATCATTGCTCATTATAGCCACGCCATCTACAGCTATAGCATCCATTTGCCCTTCTACCACGATGATATACTGTCTGTCATAGTCCTCAACCTGCCTATCCATGTTGAACACATAGCCCGGTTGACTATGTGTGAGATATTTGGGCTTGCCCGCTGTAATTTTACGAGCCGTATACCCCACTATCTTGCCCAGGTGATAAAAAGGTATCAATACACGATCAGCATAGCCTTTTTGATCGGTCCAATGCCACGGATACCAATCTAGCCCAAGTCCTCGATTTAACACATACTGTTTGATCGATGCTACCTCTGATTCAGGCCATTGATCTAATAATCTGGCATCTCCCGGCAATGCTCTTTCTTCTAGTTCAAAATTTTGTCCAGGCAGAGGCTTTTCTGTGCTCTGCTGTTTCATAGCGGCTAAATTAATTTTTTGAATTTCCTGTGGACTCATGCCCAGCCAAGAAAACAAACTGCGGGTATTTTGACTCAATAGCTTGCCCGGGCTCCAGCCTGCTTTGAAATTGCAGTTAAAGCAGTGAAAGGTAAATCCCCCTTCTGGAGCTAGTAAAATTCCGCCACGCTGCCTGGTATCGGTACCGTGACCTCTATGATGACAACAGGGCGCATTAAACCCTGTCCAGCCACTGGGGGTAGTTTTACGGCGAGCCGGAAGTAGAGCTAGAATAGCTGTGTGTAGACCTTGCATCAAGCTATTTTAGCTTCTATACAGGATTTTGTCAACCTTGCCGTAATAACTGGGATCGTCGTTGTCTATACCTGCAGGTGCTTTTGCTGGAATATGTCTAACTCTGATATAAGAATAGACTCCGTTAAAATTTTGATAATCTATCCCGCTAAATCCTGTATAATTTCTACTGCTGATCACCGAGTAGTTTTCGCCTGACCCTGGAGTGTTTTCCAATGTGCCTTCTACAATTATGGTCCCACGATAGGCTGTAAGATAAAAGGCTATGGTATGTAATGCACTGTTGCCGTTAAATTCTGGTTGGGCGTAGATATTACCTGTAGTATGTTCGTATAGAGATATACCTAGATTAAAGGCTTTGGTTAATGCCGTGATAGAAACACTAGGTTGTAGTACAGGATAGGTATCTTGGTTAAGTTTCAGGGTGCCTGCTGCTCCGTAATAGGTATTAGTGTATGCCGGCACATAGCTGCCATCATCATCTAGCATTTTGATGCTGTACTGATAGCTGGTTCTATCTAGATCAACTGTGTCACTTTCAGTCAATGTCAGTACTGCCACTCCACGAGTGCCGGTTGTCTCAGCTAATACTTCTAAAGGTTTTTCAATCAACAATCTTTGATCAATGGCATCAAACATGCTGAAAACGTAAGTCGATGCAGTAGAAATAGAAATTCTCTTTTCATCGCTGTTCTTAAACTGAATTCTAACTTGATTTTTAATACCTTTTTGTATGATGAGATCTCGTTGATACATGACCTGGTTAACTCCCTTAACGGTGGCATCTCTATCTAAAATTACATTGAGAATATTCTGATATAAATAGATTGGTAATTTTTGCATACTAATATTTATTGAACCCTGGATGAAAGATCAATTTCAAGTTAACTTTCCCTTTATATCGTGCATCAAGTCAAACGAAAAAGAGTATGTAGGAATCATACTTAATGCCGATTCATATGTGACCAGTATCTATGACCTAGGAATGATCATAGACGAAGACACTAGAAAATTATTATTAGAGCTAGGCGAAGTTTGGTGGTGGGAAAGCAATCGTAAAATACCCATTAACATATTTCTAAAAAAAGAAATGATTGCATTTCGTTCTTATATCAAAACATTTAATTCTAAAGATGTAAAAATTATATTTGGTCCTACCATCAATCTCAGCGAGATTGCTGAAAAACGAATTAAAAGAAAAAGCATTCAGCTGGTTAGAAATCTCAAAGGTCTTTAAGAATACTCGTGACTAAGTGACTCACAGATAAGATTCATATGTACTATGACTACCATAGCGTAGGAGATGGCATGAGCCTTTTTAAAGTAGTATTCATCACCTGTTGGTTTAATCCAAATTTCCTTCATTACACTGCTCCAATCTTGACCAATCAGATGTTTTTTTCCTGGTCTGATCATGGCCAGTACGGCAGCTAATTGTTCTATGTTTCTCGGTTTCATTTGCCGTAAAGTTGATCCATGACCACTGACGTGAAACAGGAGGTTGACAAATTCGTCTTGTTCTAATAGATCCCATAAAGGCTCAGTTGACATCAATTGTTCAAGATGTTGATTGTCTTTGACATCTCGGTAGACACTGACATTAAGAAAATCTATCTTGAAGTATCCTCTACCTTCCGCTGTTTTATAGTCGATGTTACTGAGTCCAGTAATGGGATTGTAGGGAATGTTATGACAGTAGACACCTGTATTGTGTTTTTTAAAAACACCATCTTCTAATCTAGAGGCGGGGACATGCTGAACAATGTCAAGTATTTTTGATCTGTCCGCAAAATCTAAATCAATGTCCATTTATTTCTTCTAGACTAGGGGAGTAGTTTCCCTGATGTTGAACAGACACAGCTCCCGCCTTATTGGCAAACAGTATAGCCTCTTCTACGCTAGCAGTCATTAGATATTGATATACTAACGCTGCCAAAAAAGTATCTCCTGCTCCACAGACATCTACCAGTCCTACCTTAGGTGCTGGGTAAATTTTTCCATTATATCTGGCACCTTGATCTCCCATGGTTGTAATTATGTTTGAGCAAAATGTTTTGGCCAGACTGAATTCTTTGTTATTGATTTTTACAAATGCTCCTTCAAATCTGGCCAGGTTAGTTTTTTTACTGTCGATGAATACAGGACCATGACATTCTTTAATAATGATTTCTATGTGTTCGTAGGTGATAAAACCTTTGTCATAATCTGAAATTACCACAACATCATAATCTGTCAAGGGATGTGTAATATGGCCAGACCATTCTGGAAGGTAAGGTTCGTCATCTACCCTTAACAGGTGTTGCCCTGATCTTTGATCAATATATCTAGTCTTGGTAATTGCTGACTCATTAGTGATAAAATCAACCTCTATTCCCAGACTGGAAAAATTATTCTTCACATTAGAAGCCATACCTTGAGTGGTATAGTGATTGTGGATTTTCATAACAGGTACAGGTGCTTCAGGACTGAGTCTGTCACAGGTGCCTGTGAAATATTCATCAATACAACTATCGCCGATTAGCAATACGTTGAATAATTTCTGTGGTTGAGTATTTTTCAATTCGTTCATAAAATTTTATTTCTTTGCAATATTCTGAACCTATAATAGGTCGTCCTTGATAATCACTGCCTTTGACCATTATATCACAGTGTTGTTTTATCAATTCTACTAATTCTTCGTCGGTGTCAAAAACATATACCTCGTCAACCATATATAGACATTCTAACATGGTTTTACGGTCTTGTTGGGTGTTTATGGGTCTGTCGAGCCCTTTCAATTCACAAATACGACGATCACTGTCTATGGCAACTGTCAACTTTTCCCCGTGACTGAATGCATATTCTAGAAGTGCTAAATGACCTATGTGCAGTATGTCAAAGGTGCCGTTAACAAATACTTTTGTGTTCATCGTTGACTGTCTCCTGGCAGGACTCGATAGTTGTCTTCAACACTATCTGCGGTACTAACTTCAATAATAGTGCCTTCTTCTATACAGTACAGTTGATGAGGCAGCAGTGGAGGATTGTGCCATACATCTCCAGGATTCAGCAGCAGCTCACTGATCTTAGCCGTAGTGGTGTCAATGAATCTCACAGTGAATTTACCATCTAACACATACCAGGTCTCATCTTTCACTGAATGAAAATGCATACTGAATTGAGCACCAGTATTAAATTTCATCAATTTGCCGCAGTATTTGTCGTTAGTGGCCCAGATATTTTCATATCCCCACCCCTTTTCTACAAAACCATCTAGTCTCATTCTATTCCTACCTCTTCAACAATTTCTTTTACTAGGGCAACATCTGCCGGAGTTTCCTTAAATTTCTTTAACCAAAATTGAATATCAAACGCTGGAGCAATCATATCCAGTTGCTCATCGCTCATTTTACTGATCATGTTTTTTCCCGATCTACTATTTAAAATAAGCCATGCAGTAATTTTACCATTCTTGATATCATGTACTGCTCGGCTCAGGCTTACATAATTAAAATAATGTGCAAAATTTGCGTTGTGTTCATCACCCCATTCCATCATAGTCTGCAGACTTCTTCGAACAGCATCTTCCACAGATTCCAGTTTGATCATTTCATAGAGGTACCGATCATACAATTCATCACGGCACCAATGATCTAATTTTATACCGCTTTTGATCACATAGTCAACAAATCTATCTGGGTAAAGAGGATCTACATTGTTAACAAAACTGCCAAATTTCACAAAGGCATTATAATAACTGCTGTCACAGAATTCCTCGTAGGTCTTGGATTTTTTAGCACCTTGTGTCAATTTCCAAAATCTATTAAATGCCACAAATCCGGCCTG